AAATGAATTACCATCCACGCACGCATCCACGCGGCCATACATCTATGAGTTTCCATTCACTGCCACTTGTCATCAATGAAGTGCGCGCCACCGAGGCGGTGCTTAACCGCATCTACGACGCCGCCAAGCTCGGCTTGAAGGGCGACAACCTGGCTCTTGCAGCAGGCATGGCGCCTACGGCCTACCGGCAGTTGTGCGAGTTGGACAGAGCGGCGCAGTTGGCCGAACAAAAAGGCCGCGCCGACGGGGAGCTGCTGGCGTCCAAGCAACTGCACAAGGCAGCTGAAGAAGGCGACGCCAAGGCCAGTTTGGCCATCTTGCAGAACGTCCACGGCTGGGTGGCCAAGCAGGCCATCACGGTGGACGTCAACCAACAGATCAGTATTCTTGGTGCACTGGCCGAGGCCGAGCGACGCGCAGCAGACGTCATCGACGTCATTGCGCATGAGCCAGCACCAGTGCTGCAAGCCAGACTGGCCCCACACAGGCAGGAGCAGGCGTGATCAAATATTTACTTAGCCAACACTGCCAATGGTATCGACGCCGCTGCGGCGGTCGATGGGAATACCATTTTATTGATATCTGCGGGGGGCATATCTGGCTTCAAATGCACCCAGACCGCAAATGGCCGGAATACCGTCAACCGTGTTCAGTCGGCGCACCTATTATTGAGAACGCCTAATGCAAACCACCATCTATTCGGCTGAAGACGAACAGGAGTTGATGGCCAGGCTTTGGTCGCCACAGTACAAGGACAACCCACTGGCGTTTGTGCTGTACACGTTCCCGTGGGGCGTCAAGGGCACGCCACTGGAACACTTCAGTGGCCCACGCAAATGGCAGCGCGAGGTGCTCCAGCAGATCGGCGACCACATCAAGGCGAACAAGGGTGAGGTGGACTTCAACACCTTACGCCACGCCGTGAGTAGCGGGCGCGGTATTGGCAAGTCGGCGTTGGTCAGCTGGATCGTGATCTGGATGCTGTCCACACGCATCGGCTCGACCACCATCGTGTCGGCCAACTCAGAATCACAGCTCCGGTCGATCACATGGGCCGAGATCACCAAGTGGCTGGCCATGTCCTTGAACAGCCACTGGTTCGAGGTCTCGGCTACCAGGCTAATGCCAGCCAAGTGGCTGACCGAGCTGGTCGAGCGCGACCTTAAAAAAGGCACACGTTACTGGGGCGTCGAGGGTCGGCTGTGGTCAGCGGAGAACCCCGATGCGTACGCCGGCGTACACAACTTCGACGGCGTGATGGTGATCTTCGACGAGGCCAGCGGTATCGACGACGCCATCTGGGCGGTGACGGCAGGCTTCTTTACGGAAAACACGCCCAACCGCTTCTGGCTGGCGTTCTCCAACCCACGGCGCAACAGCGGGTATTTCTACGAGACATTCCACAGCAAGCGGGAGTTCTGGAAGACCAAGGTGGTGGACGCCCGCACGGTCGAGGGGACCGACAAGCAGGTCTACCAGCAGATCATCGACGAATACGGGGCTGACTCATCACAAGCGCACGTCGAGGTGTACGGCGAGTTTCCGAACGCTGGCGACGACCAGTTCATCTCCAGCATAGTGGTGGACGACGCCATGAAGCGGGCGCCCTACAAAGACCCGTCAGCGCCTGTCGTGATCGGCGTGGACCCAGCGCGGTTCGGGGCAGACGCCACCGTGCTGGCTGTGCGCCAAGGGCGGGACATCGTGCGGATCATCCGGCACCGGGGCGACGACACCATGACGGTGGTCGGGCACGTCATCGAGGCGATTGAAGAGTTTAAGCCAGCGATGGTGTTCATCGACGAGGGCGGGCTGGGGGCGGGCATCGTGGACCGGCTCAAAGAGCAGCGCTACAAGATCAAGGGCGTGAACTTCGGCTGGAAGTCCAGAAACCCGGCCATGTACGGCAACATGCGCGCGCAGATATGGGGCGACATGCGCGACTGGTTGAAATCAGCCAGCATCCCAAACGACAGGTTCTTGAAAACCGACCTAATCTCACCTATGATGAAGCCAGACTCCAAAGGCTCGATCTTCTTGGAGTCAAAGAAAGACATGAAGGCCCGTGGCCTAGCGTCACCTGACGCTGCCGACGCCATCGCGCTGACATTCTCGTACCCGGTCGCAAACCGTGGTGAGTACAATCGACCCGAGCGGCGCATCACCTCCGAGCGCGGCATGGCGTCAACTGGATGGATGGGTGCTTGACATGGCCACAAAGAAAAGCGTTTCACTGTCTGTCGGTCGCGGCGAGAAGCTGCCCGTGTCCAAGGGCGCTGGGTTGACGGCCAAGGGCCGTGAGAAGTACAACCGGGAAACTGGCTCAAACCTCAAGGCGCCTGCCCCGAACCCCAAGACCAAAGCAGATCAAGGGCGCAAAGACTCATTTTGCGCAAGAATGGGTGCCGTTGCGGCTAACGCCAAAGACGGTGAACGCGCCAAAGCGGCGCTCAAACGATGGAAGTGCTAATCATGGCTACGAAACCTGGACTCTACGCCAACATCCACGCCAAACGCGAGCGCATCGCCGCTGGCTCTGGTGAGAAGATGCGCAAACCCGGCGCTGCTGGCGCACCCACGGCCAAGGCTTTCAAAGAGTCGGCCAAGACGGCGAAACCCGCCAAGAAAGGTAAATGATGCCGCTGGTCAAATCCACATCCAAAGAGGCGTTCCGCAAAAACGTCAAGGCTGAGATAGCCGCTGGCAAAAAACCCGCCCAAGCGGTGGCCATTGCGTACTCTGTCAAGCGTGAAGCCGCCAAACCACCTGCGAAGAAGAAATGAAAGCACTGCAAAACTGCATTATCATTGAGCGTGACGTTGAAAAGCACGCGCTGTTCGTCCTGCCACCCGGTGAAAAACTGGGTACCGGCGTTGCAACTGCCACTGGGCCGGACTGCAAAACGATAAAAGTAGGCGATAGGATATACTTTGACGTAGGGCAGGAATTCACGCACAATGGCAAGGACTACGTGGTCATGCGTGAGCCTCACGTTTTAGGAGTCTTTGATGGCTGACCCAACTGGCATGGTTGCCGCCGCCGCAGTAGCGAATGGCGGCAAACCCAAAAAAAGCGCGTCAGATGTTCTGGCTGTCGCCCGCGCCCGCCTTGACTTGGCGGTTTCGGCGCTTTCCGAGTCTCGGGAAGATGAAACAGACGACCTGAAGTTCTATGCAGGCTCACCCGACAACCACTGGCAGTGGCCCGCCGACGTGCTGGCTACCCGTGGTGCAGTGCAGGGTCAGACCATCAACGCGCGTCCATGCCTGACCATCAACAAGCTGCCGCAGCACGTTCGTCAAGTGACCAACGACATGCGGCAAAACCGCCCTGGCGCCAAAGTCATCCCCGTGGACGACAACGCCGACGTGCAGGTGGCCGAAGTCTTTAACGGCATGATCCGTCACATTGAGTACATCTCTGATGCTGACGTGGCCTATGACACCGCCTGCGAAAACCAAGTGGCCTACGGCGAAGGCTACATTCGGCTGCTGACCGAGTATTGCGACGACAACTCGTTCGACCAAGACATCAAGATTGGCCGCATCCGCAACAGCTTTTCGGTCTACATGGACCCGCTGATCCAAGACCCTACCGGCTCAGACGCCAAGTGGTGCTTCATCACCGAAGACGTGACGAAAGCCGAGTTTGAGCGCATGTACCCCGATGCCACCCCCATCACGACACTTCAGTCGCTGGGTGTGGGCGACCAGTCGATCAGCAACTGGTTGAACGAAGACACGATCCGCATCGCCGATTACTACTACATCGACTACGACAGAGCCACGCTCAACCTGTACCCTGGCAACATGACTGCGTTTGCAGGCACGCCCGAGGACAAAGAGCTGAAGATCATCTACGGCAAGCCACTGCGCAGCCGCGAGTCGGACCGCCCCAAGGTCAAGTACTGCAAGATCAACGGCTACGAAATTCTTGAAGAGCGCGAGTGGGCTGGCAAGTGGATTCCGGTAATCCGCATTGTCGGCAACGAGTTTGAGGTCGATGGCCGCCTGTACGTGTCGGGCCTTGTGCGTAACGCCAAGGACGCCCAGCGCATGTACAACTACTGGGTCAGCCAAGAGGCCGAGATGCTGGCGCTGGCACCCAAAGCGCCGTTCATCGGCTACGGCGGTCAGTTTGAAGGCTACGAAGAAAAGTGGAAGACGGCCAACACCAACAATTGGCCTTATCTGGAGGTCAATCCAGACGTTACAGACGGCCAAGGCGCTATCCTGCCACTACCCCAGCGGGCACAGCCGCCAATGGCCTCCAGCGGCCTCCTGCAAGCCAAGGCGGGCGCGTCTGAAGACATCAAGTCCACCACAGGTCAGTACAACGCATCGTTGGGCATGGGTTCCAACGAGCGTTCTGGCAAGGCTATTCTGGCCCGTCAGCGTGAAGGCGACGTGGGCACGTACCACTACGGTGACAACTTGGCCCGTGGCGTGCGTCATGTGGCCCGTCAACTGGTCGATTTGATCCCCAAAATCTACGACACGCAGCGAATCGCCCGAATCATCGGCGAAGACGGCGAAACGAAGATGGTCAAGATCAATCCTGACCAGCCCGAGCCAATCAATCAGATCGTGAACGAAGAAGGCATCGTGATCGAGAAGATTTACAACCCCGGCGTCGGCAAATACGACGTTGTGGCGATCACTGGCCCAGGTTACGCCACCAAGCGCCAACAATCGTTGGAGGCAATGGCTCAGTTGCTGCAAGCCAACCCACAATTGTGGCAAGTGGCCGGTGATTTGTTCGTCAAAAACATGGATTGGCCTGGCGCTCAAGAGATGTCCAAGCGTTTTGCCAAGACAATTGATCCGAAAATCTTGGCTCAAGACGACAAATCGCCGGAATTGCAGGCCGCAGAGATGCAAATTCAAGCGATGGGCGCTGAGATGGAGCAGATGTACCAAATGATCCAAAATGTGGGCAAATCCATCGAAATGCAGGACTTGCAGCGCAAGGATTACGAGGCTGAAATCAAGGCATATCAGGCCGAAACACAGCGAATTTCTGCTGTTCAGGCCAGTATGACCCCCGAGCAGATTCAAGACATCGTGATGGGTACAATTGCAGCAGCTTTGGACACTGGCGACCTAGTTGCTGGTGCTCCCGAGCCACGGGAAATGCCTGAAATGGGAGTGCAACAATGAACGCCGCTGATTTTGTAGGAACGCTGTTTCTGGCACGGGATGTTGCCCACTCGGTGCATCTGAATACCCGTAGCTTTTCCAAGCATTCGGCCCTACAATCGTTCTACGACGAAGTGATTGAGTTGACCGACAAGTTTGCTGAAGCCTATCAAGGTCGGCACGGTTTGATTGGCCCCATCAGCCTGATGAGCGCCAAAAAGACCAACAACATTGTTGAATTTTTGACCGATTCAATGGCTGAAATTGAAAAATGCCGGTACGAGGTGTGTGAAAAAACGGACACCCCAATCCAAAACATCATTGACGAAATCGTTGGTCTGTACTTGTCAACGCTCTACAAGTTGAGGTTCTTGGCATGACAACACCTTACGTTTCGCAGACCCAGTACGGGAAATTTGAAGAGTTCTTTCTTCAAGTTGCCCGTGGTCAAGTTCAGGGCCACCGAAACGTGACTGTTTTTGGCTTCAATCCGGATGTAGATCAGACTCAGGTGACCGTGTGGCCTTTGCCTAGCCTGATAACATTCCCAGCAGCAGCGCTTCAAATGACAGTCAGTTCATCGAGCGCAAACGACACCAGCGCAGGCACTGGCGCTCGGACAATCGTGGTGCAAGGCTTGGATGCCGGTTACAACGAGATCAGCGAAACGATCACCATGAACGGCCAGACGGCTGTGACCATGACTAAAGCGATGCTTCGCGTGAACTACGCTTATGTGTTGACTGCTGGCTCTGGTAATAGTGCTGCTGGCGACATCTACATCGGCACTGGGACCGTAACAGCCGGAGTTCCTGCGACCGTGTACGACGTCATCAAATTCGATTACAACGTCACAACCACAGGCAGCTTTACCATTCCTGCGGGGTATACGGCGTATGTTTCCCAAGGTCTGTTTTCGGCCGGTCAGGCCAGTGGGTCAACCTCAGTCCAAGGCCGATTGATGACCCGAGGCACGGACAACATTCGACGTACCGCAGCGATCACCACACTTAACAATGGTGTGGCAGACTACGTGTTTGAATACCCTCTTGCGGTGCCCGAGAAGACCACGGTTGAAGCGACAGCGGTCGGCAGTGCAAACAATAACGCATGTTCGTCGATGTTCATTTTGGTTTTGGTTAAAAACTCAACTGGGTATTGATTCGATACAATTTCCCGCACAAGGAGAATATCTTGGAACTCTTAAATCCTTTATCAGCAACCAACTTTCCCGCCAGATCGGTTGCATATACCGGCACTGCTGGCAATACCGGCACATGGTCCGCTGGTCCTGAGGGTGTGGTGGTCTGGTCCGATCAGTCCTGCTACATTGAAGTCGGTGAAGGCGCAGTAGCCACCACTTCCAGCACACCAGTCCCACCGTTTACACCTATCCCGTTCAAAGTGCCCCAAGGCACGGGCGGTCAGTGGCGCGTGAGCGCTATCCAGGTGTCTACTGGCGGCACGATCTACTGCAAACCGATCAACACCCAATGAGCTACTTTGGCATCCCCATTCGCAACGGTGTTGCCATAGGGCTTGGCTCTATTATTTCGTTTTTGTCTGGGTACGCCACTGCCACAGTGCAAGGCAACCTTCTTACTGAAGTCGGCGATAACCTCGTTCAAGAGGATGGCGGCTTAATTCTTTTGGAGTAACATTATGGCCGACGCAAAAATTTCCCAACTACCTGCGGTAACGACACCACTTGCGTTGACTGAAGAGTTACCGGCAGTTCAATCAAGCGCGACCAAAAAAGTTACCGTTAGCCAAATTCTCACTGGCGTAGTAATTACGGAATCAACTACTTCACGTACTTTGTCTGCTACCGATAACGGCAAAATTATCTATTGCACCAACGGGGCCGCAACCACGATTACGTGCGCCGCAGGCCTTGGCGTAGGTTTTAATTGCACTATTGTTCAAGGCGGTGCGGGTAAAGTTACTGTGGCAGCCGGGGGACAGACGCTAGTTTCATACTCCAGCCTATTTAGCACTATGGGTCAATACGCAGTGATTTCTTTAATTGCGCCAGTGGCAAATACGTTTGTTGCGGCAGGAAATCTAGGCGTTTAACTAGGCGTTAAGGAAAACACATGTCGTCAACAAATTTTATACCCAACGTAACCGTTATTGAGGCTAGCTGGCTCAATGATGTAAATACTATGACATATGGCAACGCCGTAAACGTCAAAGTATACGGCGCTTCATCATCTGCGTCGGCGGCGGTTAACTTAGCGGCATTTAAAGCAGCAGTTGCTGCCACTCCCGTTGGTGGAACTTTGCTGATACCTGCGGACGTGTCATTTTATTTAATTAATACTGCCGGGGGATTGTCGGCAGCAATTGAAATTAATAAGCGAATGCAAGTGGTATTTAATGGTGATGTTAAAGCCAACTTTAGTGCAATTCAAGCAAACCCACCGTACATTTTTAATGTGACTGCTGACAACGTGACGTTCAGCGGGCGCGGTGGCAAGCTCATGGGCGATGGTACGACCAACTCTGTAAATACAGGAACTGATCAAACATTTCCCGGTTTGGTTTATGTTAGCGGAGATAACTTTACTATGGAGGGGTGCATTGTTGACACCCCGCCTAAAGTGGGCGTTATCTTGTACAACTGCACTGGTGCCAAAATTGTAGGGAACACTTTTACCGGGGGTCCGACAACTTACACAGACACTGCATATTTTGCAATTCGCGGCTATCAAGGTAGCGGGCACAACATTAGCAATAACACGTTTACGCCCGACTCAAGCGGCGGCATGTATGTAAATACCATCTTTTTCAATGGGACAAGCCAATCAATTATCGACAGCAACGTATGTATTCATCCATATGAGAAGCTAATCTACTGCGTTGGTAATGAGAATGTTATCTCAAATAATCAAGTTATTGGCAATCCTAATACAATTGTAGGGACCGGTTTTAAAGGTACTTTGACTTCAGTATATCGTTTTGACGGAGATTACAATCTTTGCATTGGCAATTATTCGGATTTTTGCGCTGCGGGTGTGACTTGCCTTAGCAGCAAAGGAAACGTAATTTCCAACAACACATTTCTTCGTTGTGGTCAACTTGGCGTTGTCGCGTTTGAACAAGCCGGTTATGTGGGAACATTATCTGGAACTACGATAACCAATAACACAATATCTTTTGACGCAACGATGGGGTATAGCCTAGGTATTGGCGGCATTCAAGTCACCGTGTCGCAAAGTGCAGCCGAAAACATTTTGGTAAACGGAAACTTTATTGATACGTTTACAAATGGCTCGGGGGCTGCCATAAACATAAAAGGCACCGCAGCGTATAAAATCAAAAACGTAGCCATCAATGATAATCACATTGCGCACAGCGTTAACGGCGTGTTGATTAATCATGTTGAAGAATCTGCTGTTTCTGGAAACTTGATGAATGACATTACAAACGTAATGGTCATACAATCCAGCACCTGTGCAGCTAATTTTGTTACAAACAATTTTAGCGCCAGCGCTGCTGCAATTCTTGATTCTGGATATTCAACAGACAGCACGTACTCTGGCAATCAATGCACTGTAGCCCCTTTGCAGGGCACATTTACAATGCCAGCCGCAAACAATCTTATCGTTACCCACGGGGGTACACGAGTTTACGCCAAGGTGTTTTTACAGCCAATTAACGCCGCTGCCGCTACATTGATGGGTAGTTCAAAAGCGTTGTATGTAACCATAACTCAACCAAATTTTAGGGTGTTTACCGCAGACGGTACCGCAGCCGCTGGTACAGAAATCTTTTCATACAACATCGTCCAGTAAGGCACGCTCATGATTACACCGGCTTACGGCGCAACAGCAACAGAAAGGGTATTACCCTCTCTGACGCTGGACTTTATGGGCGCGACTCTTGACCCCCGTATCACGTTTACTCGCGCTGATGCAACAGCTACTCGCGTAAACGCTAGCGGGAACATTGAAACAGTTGCAGCCAACACACCCAGATTCGATTATAACCCTGTGACGCTCGCAATCAAAGGATTGCTATGCGAAGCCTCGGCGACGAACTTGGCTCTGCAATCGCAGAACTTTGGCACAACTTGGGCGCCGACACGTGTGACTATCGCTGTTGGTGCAACATCTCCAGATGGAACGACAAATGCAGATAGGCTTGTTGAAACCGCAACCAGTGGTACTCATCAAGTAGTTCAGTCTTCAATCCCTTTGACCATCGGTCAAACGTATCGTTTTAGCGTTTACGTGAAGGCTGCGGAAAGAAGCTGGATCGCAATGCAGCTTTCCACAGGGTTTACCAGCAATCCGGGTCAATACTTTAACGTGGCAACTGGCGTTCTTGGAAACCTAGTAGCCGGAAGCCCTAACGCACGAATTGAAAACGCCGGTAATGGTTGGTACCGATGCTCAATCCAAGGCGTCGCGTCTGCTACAACAGGTTTGATTGTTATTTACTTGGCTTCCGCAAACGGCACGGTTAGTTATCTTGGTGATGTCAACAACGGACTCAGCTTATGGGGTGCTCAAATAGAACTTGGGGTGCTTGAGACAAGCTACATCCCAACTACCACAACAACCGTTGTTCGCAACGCTGACTCTGCGGTAATGACCGGCACAAATTTTAGCAGTGTCTTAACAGCTTCTCAAAATGGGATTGTTGCCGAAGGCTCTTTTAAGATTGCGTCTGGTTTTAACCCAATGGTCAGTCTGGACGCAGGTGTTCCAAATACAGACAGCGTGCGTATTCGTGGCAATGGCACAACCCTTGAACTTGCTGTGTACGCAGGTTTAGCGTTTACTGTGCAGCTAAATGGGGCCACACGCGCAGCCGGAACAATTTACAAAGCTGGTGGAGCCGCCAAGTCCACAGACTACGGAATTAGCGTAAACGCAGCAACGCCGGTAAGTCAGTTGTCTGGTGTATATCCAACAGGAATTAACCAAATGCAGATCGGTGGCGATGGTGTTGATTTTATGAATGGATGGCTTCGCACTATCCGCGCATGGCCTCAACGCCTGATTAACGCAGAACTGCAAGCGTTTTCAAAATAGTTAATTTTAACGTAACATATGCAACTGTATCGGCTCAGTAAATTGCAAAATCCTTTTACTGTCACACCATTTTTGTTTTGGGGCTTACTATGAAAATTACACAAATGAATCGGTTGACCGAAGATGGCTTTGTCATTGTTGTTAACTGGAAAATGGAAATGGTTGACGGCGAATACACAGCATCCCGGTTTGGTACGGTCAAGTTTGACAAGACTGACGGCATCAGTTTTGTGCCTTACGAGAGCCTTACCGAAGCCGATGTCATCAAGTGGGTTGAGGCCGATTTGGGCGACGCCAAGATTGCCCAGTTGCAGTTGGAAATGCTCAACCAGATCAAAGAAATGAAAGCACCTAAGACTGCTGCCGGAATGCCTTGGGCGCCGCCTGTCGTATTGGTGCCGCCACCCTTGCGCATGTTTTAATTGGCAGTAGAATGCCACAAACTGTATCGGCCCAGTAGACCGAGACTCTAACGAGTAAACACATGACTGAAGAAGTCCAAGCCCTAGCGGAAGTAGACTCCGCGCCAACCACGGATGTGACGGCCACACCTGAAGTTGTTGAAAGTACGCCGGAAGTCGCTGAGAATCAACCCGAACAAGCCGAGGAGAAAAGATACTCCCAAGCTGAAATCGACGCGATGATCGGCAAGCGCCTCGCAAGAGAGCAACGTAAGTGGGAAAGAGAACAAGCACAACGTCAGTCTGAACAACAGACGTTAAGAGCTGCGCCAACGGCCAGCGTTGATCAGTTCGAGTCTCCTGAAGCCTATGCGGAAGCACTGGCCCTCCAGAAAGCCGAAGAACTGATTGCCAAACGCGAAGCCGCCAAACAGCAATCTGCCGTTCTCGAAAGCTATCAAGAGCGTGAAGAAGCTGCGCGGGACAAGTACGATGACTTTGAACAAGTCGCCTACAACCCCAAGCTGCCAATCACCAACGTGATGGCTGAAACGATCCAGTCTTCGGACATTGGGCCTGAGTTAGCGTACTACCTTGGCTCCAATCCAAAAGAAGCAGATCGCATCTCACGCATGACGCCACTCGGTCAGGCGAAGGAAATCGGGAAGATCGAGGCCAAACTGGCCGCAGAACCTCCCGTAAAACGAACCACGTCTGCGCCAGCGCCGATTTCACCTGTCACCGCACGCTCCTCTGGAGCACCGGCTTATGACACTACAGACCCACGGTCTACCAAGACCATGACGGACTCGCAGTGGATTGAAGCCGAACGTGCAAGGCAGATAAAGAAGCTGCAAGCGCAAATGACCCGCTAAAACTTTGAAAGGACTTTTGAAATGTCTAACAGTATCCTCACGATCGACATGATCACCCGCAAGGCTCTGGAAATTCTGGAGAACAACCTTGTATTGACCCGCAACGTAAACCGTCAGTACGACGACAGCTTCGCTGTCGAAGGTGCCAAGATCGGCTCTACACTGCGTATCCGTTTGCCCGACCGCGCTCTGGTGACCGACGGCGCCGCCCTGCAAGTTCAGGACGACAACGAACAGTTCACCACTTTGACCGTTGCCAGCCAAAAGCACATCGGTGTGAACTTCACATCTGCTGAATTGACCATGCAGTTGGACGACTTCGCAGAGCGTGTGTTGAAGCCTCGTATCAGCCAGCTGGCCTCCAGCATCGACGCTGACGTTGCTAACGCATACAAAACCATCGGCAACACCGTGGGCACACCTGGTACCACTCCTTCGACTTCTTTGGTGCTGTTGCAAGCCCAGCAGAAACTGAACGAGAACGCTGCTGTGATGTCCCCACGTTACGCCACCGTCAACCCTGCCGCCAACGCTGGTCTGGTTGAAGGCATGAAAGGTTTGTTCAACCCCACCGACACCATCAGCAAGCAGTTCAAGAACGGCATGATGGGCACTGGCGTGTTGGGCTTCGACGAGATCAACATGTCTCAGTCGATCAAGCAACACACCACTGGCTCGCGTGACGCATCTGCCGCCACTGTGACCGCCGCTGCCGTGACTTCGGAAGGCGCTGCAACTTTGAGCTTGTCTCAAGGTTCTGTGACTACCACCATCAAGGCTGGTGACGTGTTCACAATCGCTGACTGCTTTGCTGTCAACCCACAGACTCGCGAAACCACTGGTTCTTTGTTCCAGTTCGTGGCTTTGGCTGACTCCACTGCTGTTGCCGGTACATGGACAGTGACTGTTGCTCCGATCTACTCGGCTGCTCACGCTCTGGCTACCGTGAACGCTTTGCCTGGCAACAACAAAGCTGTGACCTTCGTGGGCGCTGCTTCTACTGCCTACGCTCAGAACTTGGTGTACCACAAGGATGCCATCACTTTCGCAACAGCTGACTTGTTGCTGCCACAAGGTGTTGACATGGCTCT